TCCTCTCCCATGTGTGGAACCACCTACATCTTCCACAACCAACCCCAATCCAACAAGATATAGCTACATACCTAGAAGAAGGTCCACGTAGACTAGTCATTGAGGCATTTAGGGGTATAGGTAAAAGTTATATTACTTCTGCTTATTGTTGCTTTTGTTTATTAAAGAATCCTGAGACAAAAATATTAGTTGTTAGTGCAAGTAAAATAAGATCAGATGATTTTAGTACATTTACCCAGAGATTGATCTTAGAAATGCCTGTACTGCAACATTTACGTCCCTCCGACCACCAGAGGCAGAGTAAAATTTCTTTCGATGTTGGGCCTTCTACCCCTGCTCACGCACCTTCTGTAAAATCTGTAGGTATTACAGGTCAAATGGCAGGTAGTCGTGCAGACCTAATTATTGCTGATGATATAGAAGTACCAAATAACTCCATGACCCAAGGTATGAGGGATCGTATAGCGGAGTCTGTGAAGGAATTTGATGCGATATTAAAGCCTAGTGGGAGGATTATATTCTTAGGTACACCTCAGAGTGAACAGACACTCTATGAGGTACTACCAGAGAGAGGATATGAGTTAAAGATATGGTGTGCTAGAGTTCCAGATCAGAAACTAAAAGAGAAGTATGGGACACGATTAAGTGACTACATACTAAACCACAAGGGAGAAGCTGGGTCACCTACAGATCCAGATAGGTTTGATAACTTTGATCTAGAAGAAAGAGAATTAAGTTATGGGAGAGCAGGGTTTAGTCTTCAGTTTATGCTGGATACTAGTCTTTCAGATGCAGATAGGTATCCATTAAAGACACAAGACCTAATCGTTATGGATATACCTAAAGATAAAGGTCCACAAGAAGTAATAGCAGGAAGATTAAACCATACAAAACTAAGTGATCTACCTAATGTTGGTCTAGCTGGGGATGGTTGGTACGGTCCTCTAGATTTACCTAGTGGGTGGCAAGAATATACTGGGTCAGTCATGAGTATAGACCCTAGTGGCAGAGGTAAGGATGAGACTGCTTTTGCTGTTGTCAAAATGCTGAATGGTAACTTGTACCTATGTAAAGCAGGAGGGTTTAGTGGGGGGTACTCTGATGAGGTAATGACAAGTCTTGTAAAACTAGCGAAGGGTTACAAGGTCAATCTGGTACTAGTTGAGAGTAACTTTGGGGATGGTATGTTTAGTGAGTTACTAAAACCACATCTAAAGCGTGTATATCCTGTTGGGATAGAAGAAGTAAGAAGTAACACACAAAAAGAAAGAAGAATCATAGATACCTTAGAACCAGTTATGATGCAACATAGACTGATAGTGGATACCAAGGTCATTACAGAGGACTATGAGTCTACTAAAGAGTACAATGTTGAGGATTCCTTGAGGAAACAATTGTTTTACCAGATGACTAGGATAACAAGGGAGAGGGGATCATTAAGACATGATGACAGACTAGATGCTCTTAGTATGGCAATAGGATACTGGATAGAACAGATAAGTGCTGATCAACAAGTAGAAAGCAATAGACAAAGAGAAGAAGCACTAGATATGGAACTAGAGAACTTTATGGAGGGTAGTAAGGCATACCTTAGTAAACCTAAGAGCCTAGGGGAACCTGTGTATACTTATTTCAGCAGTAGTAATCATTAGTAGAAGTAGTAAAAAGTAGTACCTTGAACTATACCCAAGGTATACCCTAGGTATACTTTAGGTATACTTTAGTATTGTACTTTAGTTTTGTTACTTCTGCTTTTAATCTATGTCTCATGATTCCCATATCCATGGGTCTACTAGAGTATACTTAAATATAGGGTACTATAGACTGTATCCTATGGGGTTCGGTATTCTGTATGACTGTAAATAATTTGGTGCAAAAATTTGAATACCTTACTACGTATGTGTACCCGAAAATCCCCCCTTAGCCCCCCCTCAAAGATCCTTAGTTTCCGGTTTTATCCAAAACGGAAGTTCAAAAACTAATGATTTCAATAAGTTAGCAGACGGGCAAAACTACTGCATTCTGACTTAATTGTTTTTGTAGAGAATTAAATTAGATTTTCATTCATTTTTTTATACTATCGTTTTTTCATTTCTTCATTCTTATTTACAAAAGATAAACCAGATTACAAATGTAATACCATGGATACCTAGGACACCTTATATCTAATTGACATTCCACAAGATAACAATTAGATTCCTATACAAGATACAAGATATCCACAAGGTTCTCATCTTATACAAGATAGTTGAATATCGGGGTTTTCAGGGATAAATAAAATTTCTTCAATGATTTCAGGTGTTTTGTTAATTAATTCACTTTTTTGCGTTTTCTGCTATTGACAAACCATGATCATATATTAACATGGTCCTACGTTATTCAATTTGATTAACGTGTTTCTCTAATTCTCAATATAAAGAAAGGTAACCATGACACAGTTAACACAATCAAACACACGTTTGACTAACTATGGTTTAGGTTTGGACATTGGTCTTGCTGAACTTGAATCACTTCCAACACCACCACCTGAAAAAAATGATTTAGGTGTTATCACTCATCAAACTGTTCCGCATAGTGATGTCATTAAATACATAACAGAGAGTGCTAATAATATCGGAATTGAGCTAAGTAATTTTACACAAGGCACAACTCATGATCATAATCGGATGTTTGGGATCTGTGACGTTTATTATGATAAGCACAATGCAGATTATAAAAGTATTATTGCCTATCGAAATTCACATGATAAAAAATTTCCTGTAGCATTAGCTGGTGGATCTAGGATAACAGTTTGTTCTAATCTTATTTTTTCTGGTGAGATTGTAGTTAAAACAAGGCACACAAAAAATATATTCCTACGTTTGCCGAATTTAATTCTTAAAGCAGTAGAACAACTTAAATTCCTAGATGATATTAATGATCAAAGGATAGAAGCATATAAAAGCAGAAAAGTAGAGAGTGATTCATGGGTTCATGATTTTTGTGTAAAAGCTTGTGATGCTGGTGTCTTATCACCTTCTAACCTTTACAAGGTTTTGAATGAATGGCGAATGGCAGAAGGTTCACAAAGTTCAACTCATGATGAATTCAAACCTAGGACACTTTGGTCACTTAATAATGCTTTCACAGAAAGTTTTAAGTGTTATAAGAATCTTGATCAAGTCACTACTCGAAACATTAAACTATGCGGAATGATGGATAATATAGTTAATTTGGACACAAGAAGTATTATTGAATTAAATGATGATGAGTTTGAAACCATGCCAGTTTCAGAAATGCCTAGTGATTTATCAGATCAAGAAAAAGCTAATTTAGAAATGCAGGAAAGATTAGAAGAAATGGAAACAGCTTAATTTTAATTCCCTAGGGTTCAAATTAGATCCCTAGGGTTCCCGATAGAATGCATTTGATTCTAAGTGCATTCTTCAGGGTAAAAATTAATTTATTCTGATTCTCTCTAATTCTCATATCAAAAGGAATATTATGGGAAATGATAAAAAAGCAGAAAAAGCAGTAGCACTCGAAACTGTAGCCAATGGGCTAAAAAAGTTTCTAGTTGAGTTTGAATGCAAGCAAATAGTCCGTAGTACTGTAGAAATAGAAGCCAGTACAAGAACTGATGCTGAAAAGCGTTTTAAAGCTAATGCTGATGATCTTGATATTGATACAGTTATAGCTGGAGCAGATAAAAAGTTTGCTCCGCAACTAGTAGGAAAGTCTGTTCGGGCATTTCCTGCTTAATCTTATTTCATTTTCTAGGGAAGTAATTAAGCTTCCCTAGTCTCTCTAATTCTCATTATATGAAAGGTTAATATGTCAGTAGATAAAGAAGCTATAAAAACTCATGATCTTTTGCTTGCTAGTGTTGTTCAACTTGTGGAAGAAAACCAAAGGTATAAAAAAGAAATCCATAGTTTAAAAACCAAGTTAGGTAAAAAAACTATGGAACTGCTTTGGGGCCGTCCTAGTTATGGATGCTATTAAAATTTAATTTTATCCCTAGGGTTTACTTTTAAATCCTAGGGTCTTCTCTCTAATTCTCTCAATAGGTACAACTATGCAAAGGAAACTAGAAATCTTAATTTTAATATCTACAGTAATTTTAGGTTTGGGAATCATTGGGGAATTGATCCGCATTGAAAGGGATCTCTACCAGAAATATTATTCTACTTCTGAAGAAAGGAATTAAAATGCTATTCAAGAATTTAAGTAAAGAAGAAGAAAAAGATTTTAGACAATGGGCAAAGGATAATTATAAACCCTTAGACCCTATAAAAAGAATATGGCATCCAGTTATACAAGATGAATGTAAACTGATGAATGAACTATATTATGAAAGGAAAGCTAACAATGGATAAAAACCTTGTAAAAATTGCTTTTGATGAATTAACAGAAGCAATAAACAAAAGTGATAATTACTCACATTTGGACCCTACGGAATTTATGCTAATGAGTGAAAACATTGAAGGAAATATTCCTTTTAAAAATAGGTATACCAGAAATTATATTTTTGTAAATGATGGAATTCTTGAAGTTCCACAAGTAGATGAACCATTCATGAGGGGTGAATTTTAATTCATACCAAATTCTATTTAATTTCAACCCTAGGGAATATAATTACATTCTCTAGGGTTTTTTGTTTCTACTGAGAATTGAATTTTTTGATCTGTCATTGGTGATAGGTCAATAAGGTCTATTCTCAGACCATTTTAAAAACTCTCTAATTCTCAAATTAAAAGGATGATATGCGACAATATCCGATATGGTGTAAGATTGATTCTTGTGCTTATGCTAATCATGGCAGAGGAACAGGAAATAAAAGTTACGGAATAAAAGAACATTCTGATACAGAAATAAGAGTAGGAACTAGTTCAAGAAATAGTCATCACTTTCTGTCTCATCGTACAACGTGCAGAGATTTACCAA